CCATGTTTATGGCCGGACATCCTGGAGCCGGTAAAACATATGTGCTAAGTAAAGTTAAATCTGGTTCTATTGAGCCAAGATGGGTAAACACCGATAAACTTTTCCTTGATATATTTCCAGAATTCAAAGAGAATTGGGAAAAAAATTGGGGCAAAATCAATGTAAAGGTAAAAACAATAAATAAAAACCAATTATCTCTTTACTTAAACTCAATGCTGCCTCTTGCAGTTGATGGTACTTCTAATAGTGTAGCTGTTGTCCTCAGACGTAAAGGATTACTTGAAGGTTTTGGATATGACACCGGAATGGTTTTTGTCAATACATCATTAGAAACTGCCTTGCAAAGAGCAGCCAAAAGAGAAAGAGTAGTTCAGCCAGAATTTATAGAAAAAACATATAATCAAATCAACAAAGCTAAAAAGTTTTACAAAAGAACTTTTCAACATTTCATCGAAGTTCCGAATGATGATGGTGAATTGACGGATGAAGTTATCAATAAAACTTTCAAACACACATCAGGGTTTTATAATTCATCAATTGAAAATCCGGTAGGTAAAGATTATTACAATAAGATGATGGCAAACGGCTGGAAATACTTATCTCCAAATTTGAGAGATATGGATGAAATCAAAAGAGTAGTTGATGTGTGGTATAAACGATAAGGAGATAATATGAAATTTGCAAAATACTTAGAGGAAGAAAGAACGTCCGGTAAGGTAAAACGTGCCATACTTGGATCAATAAAGGACCCTAAGAAAGATGTAATCAAATTTGATAGCGGTGAGATTTTAGTTGTCCCACGGCCACCGGCCGGCGTGACATTTACATTCAATCCAGATGAACATGAATTGGCAATGACAATAACCGATTTAGTTGATAATCTGGGTGGGTATAAAATAAAACCATCTAAGAAAGGATTAACAATTACACCGGAATAACAATGAGATTAGAAAAATTCATAAATGAAGGCCATAAGGCAATAAGAATATCAGGAACACTTGAGGAAAGAGTTTTTGAAATCTCAGTATTACTTTTCAAAAACTGTAAACAATATCTCAAGGACTTGAAAGGCACAAGTGATGTTTTATACCGTGGGGCCAGGGGTGGAGAAATAACACTGATCACACCAAGATTGGATAGAGAACCTAAAGATATGTCATATGAGCTTCAAGAACTACTTGATGATGCATTTTATGATAAATTCAAATGGAGACCAAGAACTGAAGGTGTATTCTGTAGTGGAAGATATGACCAAGCAGCAGCATATGGAAGTTCTGTATATACAGTTTGGCCAATAGGTAAATATGATTTTGTTTATTCGGATCGTATTCATGATCTATACACATCAACGGAAAATTTGAATACCAAAGTTGCATACGGAGAAGATGAATGGTATGATGAATTTGAAGAAGAATATAATGATGATTATGGTGAAGATGGAGATTATGGTACATGGTACTGGAATGACACAGACACCGGAGAAAATGTAAAAAGTCATGCTATTGATGTGGTTGCCGACTGGGAAAGAGAAGCCCAAGAATTTGAAACTGAAGAAGAAGAAGAAAACTTTGACCCGTTTGATTATTTAGATGAAGATGATTTGGAGTGGGTTCCAGAAGAAGAAAAAGAAGATTGGATAAATAACAAAATAGAAGATAGAAAGTATGAAATAGAAGATGAAGTCAGAGATGTAGTTAGTGATTTCTCAGATGATAATATCCAAAAAGCAATCAGAAGCCGCAATGAGGTCATGCTTTCGTGTAAATCATATTATCTTATAAGTGATAATCTTACTAATGATATCATGGAACGAATACAAATGGGGCCACCAAGTTCAACGCAAAAACAATTGAAGTTCCAATTTGCTTACAAGAAAAGGCGGAGAAAATGAGATTAGAAAAATTCATAAATGAGGGAAGACATACACCAATAAGTTTATTTGGCCTCGAAAGAGAAGATAAGATTAAAAAAATGGCTAATATTCTTTTTCATGATTGTAAACCTTATCTCAAAGATTTGAGAAAATCAGGTAAGGTTATGTACCGTGGGGCTTACGGCGGAGATATGACTAAAATCATTCCACGTAAAAACAGACAACCCAAAGATATGGATCAAGCCCTTTCAGATGAACTTGATGATGCTTTCATGTCTCATGTTGGTTGGAAACCAAGAAGCGAAGGTGTTTTTTGTTCCGGTGATTATGAACAAGCTAAGGGATATGGTGACGCTGTTTTTACCGTTTGGCCAATAGATAAATATAAATTTGTATGGAGCTGGTCAATTTGGGATTTATATACAAAAATGGATAGCTATGGTGATGATGATTACATCGAAACTGATTGGATGTACGAAGACTGGGAAGAAAATTATGGTGAAAACTCAGATGGTGGTTCATGGTACTATGAAGGTGATGACACTGAAGAATCCGATAAGGATGATGCTGAAGCCAAAGTTGCAGGTTGGATAATAGACGACCAGGATTTTGAAAGTGATGAAGAAAAAGAAGATTTCGACCCTTATGATGAAATGGTAGACCTTGACTGGGAACCAAATGTATCAGAGGAAGATTATATAGAAGATGCCATTGCAGACGAAAAAGAACGCCAGTTGGAAAACCGATATGAAGTTGTCTTTGACTATGAATCAACAAACATAATCAAAGCAATTGATAGCAATAATGAAATAATGGTTGGATGTAAAGCATATTACATAATTGATAATGAATACACTAAAGAATTGGTAGAACTGTTGAAAATAGGAAAGATAAAACCAGCACACAAACAATTGAAATTTCAATTTGCCTACAAAAAGAGAAGAAAAAGCTAATCAAATGAAATCTCAGTACCTTCATGGTACACATGCTCATTGATTTCAAAACCCTCCGAATCATAGTGACGCAATCTAATGTCACCATATTTTTCAAAGAATTTTATGTGATCGTGGATGTCAAATATTTGTGCCCCGCTGGCCTTGTCGGCGTGTTTACGCAATGCCCTTCCAATCGACTGTAAAATCCGTATTTTCGCTTTGAACGGCGAGGCCAAAATTATATTCTTTAGGTTAGGAATATTCACACCCATCTGAAAAATACCATATGTTGCGATTAGAGCAATATCCTTTCTATTCATACACTCTTTTCTCCACCTTTCACGAACATCAACTTTATCCTTACCGGATAGAAACACAACCTCTTTATTGATACCTTTCAAGTAATCCTTTAAGAAATCACCCTCTTTCTCAACTTTATCAACCAATATCAATACATTGTGGTCAAGGTCTTCAATTAATGTTTTTATCAACTTCAACCGGAAAGAATTCTGAAATATACTATCTCTCAACTCATGGTAATCACCTTTCCATTTGTCTCTGTACTCAATGTTCATCATATGGATAACTGCCTTACTTATGAAGCCTTGCTCTGCAAGTAAGCCGGATGAATATTCTCTAATGATGGGACCAAGGTACGCTTTGGTATTCCAGTTGTTTAGTTCATCGGAATGCATTGTGCCGGTGAAACCTAATCTGTACTTAGCTTTCTTGGCTTTCTGTAAAATCTTCTTTATTTCTACGGACTTAGATTGATGTGTTTCATCCACAATTATACAATCATGTACCAGTTTTTTGTGGTTCCGTGAGAGCGATTGCCATGTAGAAATCGTAATCGGGCGATCCCACTGTTTGCGCTCTGCAAAAACCATGCCAATATTATCAGGTTCAAAACCATAATCAATCAAATCCTGCATAAATTGAGCGATCAATGCTGTGGTCGGTACTATAATTATACATTTTTGTATAATACCGGCATCAAGTAGGTTTTTGATTATGTAAGCAATAACAAGTGACTTACCTGATGCTGTAGCTGACCTGATTATACCCTTAGAGTGCTGCAACGCTGCCTCTATACAATCCTTTTGATAATCCCGTGGCTTGAGCTTCAAATCGTACTTGATGTCAAATTTTTCACCTTTAAATAGGGCTTTGACTTCCGGTGTCACGGTAAGTGGTTCTCGTGGGAACATTTTCTTGTGCATCCTGATATAATCCATGAGGATACCATAAGGAAATGTACCTCTGAATTTATCAATCATACTAACCTTACCGTTCCATACGCCTGATTTATATTGAGGCATGAACATGAACCCTGGAACAGGCCGGGTAAATTCGGTTATCATCATTTCAAGGTAGTCTACATCATCAGTATCAATTTGTAGTGTTATGTTGTCAAATAGTTTTATTGTTGTCAATATCCTTGTTTAAGCGTATCCATGAACACTTTCATACTCCAATTTTGCTTCTCGAAGCCTCTCCAACATGTTTCAAAAAAACGAACTCTTATCTCCTGCCTGTGTAATATTTTTTTCATTCTCAAAATCCGGCGATCACCAGGGATACAAAACTTTTCTATCTCTGGTTTCGTCCATTCATTAGTGTCCTCAAATCTGTAAAATTTATATCTGATACCTATGAGTTTATCCATGAGGTCGGTGAGATGTTCAAATCTGGATAGTTCTTTGTGGTAAAAATCCTTGTATTTCATTATTTGGGAAGGGTTTTCTTTTAGCTTCTCTTGAAAATTCAATTCATTGAATTTAACCATTTCCTCTATCGGATGTTCTTCATTTAGCTTTTCAAACAGTTCTTCATTTGTCATAGAGTACCATTATACCATATTTTTAGAGATTTGTTGTTTACATTTTTCCTGTTATGCTGTATAATATTTATATATAAATAGACTATGAAAGGAGCAATTCGGTGAAATTGTTTGTTATTATTAAAGAAAAAGGCAAGCTGTGTAATTTTTACACTGGTCTGATTACTTGTGAACTCAAGTGGCACACTGGAGGAATTGAAACTTGTTCTGTTCTCCAATATTCACAATATGAAAGAATTGGGAGATATACTGCCAAAGAACCAAATAAATTCAAAACAATCAAAGATAGTGTTTATGAATTCTTTCCCGGAATAGATATCAAAGAAAGAAATATTTTTATCACAAGAATGTTAAAACTTACATGTTCGAGCCAAATGTGGGTGCATGAAAAAAGTACATTCTTCAATGGAGAAAAAGTTGACAGAAAGGTTAAATGATGATTTTTTAGAGAAGATAATAATCAAAGGTGCCATGACAGACAAAATGTTTTTGATACTCATATCAAACGCATTTATTTCTGACTATTTTCAGAACGAACAAGCAGGAAAAATCTATGAAGTTCTAAAAAACCATGTAGAAGAATTCAAGACAATACCATCCAGAGATATTATTGTGAATCTCGCTGATGATCCTGCTATAAACGAATATATTAGTGAAGCTCTTGAAACTAATCTCAATGTTCAATCAGATTATGATTTCTTAGTTGAGCAAACCAATACATATTTGAAGGATCAAGCTATCAAAAAAGCCATGCTTGAATCAGTCGGTGTTATTGATTCGCATGGCAATTTAGATATTATACGCCAGAGTGTTGAAGATGCTCTGTGTAAAGATTTGAAAGTCGACCTTGGACTTAGTTACTTTGAGCAATTAGGTGAAAGGCTTCGCAGAATATTCACCGCAACAGATATTAGAATACCAACCTATTATCCAAAATTTGATGAATTCATCAATGGTGGATTTCCTGCCCTAACTCTTTCAGTAATTCTCGCACAAATACATGGGTTCAAATCAAACACTATGATAAATTTTGCTTCACGGCAGGTTTTACATGGTCATAATGTTGTGCTGTTGACACTTGAGATGTCAGAGGATATGACAGCCCAACGATTTGATTCAATTTATTCACTGCTTGATATCAATAGAATGTATCACGGTGATATGAAAACACAACTTGCAGCATCATTACGTGATATAAAAGCAACCGAAAATCGTGGCGAACTTTTCATAAAGCAATACCCAACAGGTGCGGCCAGTGTTAGAGATTTTCGAGTTTATCTTAGAGAATTGTTGATAAGAGATATCAAACCTTCAATTGCATATGTTGATTATATCAATTTGATGAAATCGGCTTTCAAGAAAACGGATGATTTATATATGTCCGGTAAGACAGTGGCCGAAGAATTGAGAGCGTTATCATTTGAATTTGCTATTCCTGTTGTTTCGGTTAGTCAATTAAATAGAGAAGGTTCATTTGTTGGATTTGAAGAATTAGGTTTCAACTATATTGCAGAGAGCCACGGCATACCAGCGGTTGCAGATTTTATGGGCATATTTGGTATCAATCAGGATGAACGTATCTATAAATGTGAACTACACAATAAAATAGTCAAGAACAGATTAGGCGGTCGGATTGATGAAATATGGAAATGTTTCTATGATGACCGTAATTTGAAAATGTATGATGAAACAGAACTTGATGAATGGGTTGCAGAAGTAGAAAGAGAACTGGCACCGCCACCAAGAGAAGCAACTACAAGGAGAGGAAGATAATGGAATTGATATTGAATCTATTTCTATTATGTTTGTTTGTAGAAACTACATATTGCATAGCAGGAGTTTTTCTGTTACTTTTTGGCGTGATAAATTATCATTTCTGTGAAAAATGGAGTAAAAAATAATGTTAGATGACCGTCAAATAAGATTACTCGAATTACTTGAGGATCAAATAAGTCAATGTGATAAGTGTCCATTACTTTACACCAGAAAATGTTTACCTTATTGGACACCGCTTTCAAAATATCTCATAGTAGGCGAAGCCCCTGGTGGAAATGAAGTTGGCAATGAACCTTTCATTGGAACAGCCGGTAGTAAACTGTGGGCAATCATGGATAAATATTCTTTTCGTAAAGAAGAATTTGCGATAATAAACAGCATTCAATGTCGACCCGTGACGGAAACCGGAGCTAATGGCAAACCAACACTGACTAACATGACAGAATGTAGGCCGTGGATCAGAAAATTTATCAGAATATTAGAGCCTCATAAAATTCTCTTGCTTGGAAATTATGCAAAGGCAGTTAGTGAGGATTCAAAGTATGCTGATATTAGCGGAATAATGAAAATGAATGCAACTTATCGCCTCAATAATATATATGTTCAAGGAACACCAGTTGTATATAGTGTTCACCCAAGCATGTGTATTTACAGAGGTACGGAAGGGGCACAAATGTTAGAAAATAGCATCAGAGTATTTAAGGAGTTATGAATATAAATGTTTATAAATTGCTTTTACGATTACAGAAATAGCCAGATGCACCTCTGGGAAGAAATAAAAGGTGAGAGATTTTATAGTAAAGAAAGATGGGCACCATATGTGTATCTCCCATCGGATAGCTCAAGAACTTATACAATTGATGGTACTCCTGTTAGAAGAAGATCATTCAACGCATACCATGAATATTATGCTTTTTGTAAAAAAGAACCAGAGATGTTTGAAAACAAAGTCAAACCCGATATTCAATTTTTAGCGGAGAAGTATCATAGGATACCTGATGATGATATTGAAACACCAAGTTTGCTTACATACTCTCTTGATATCGAAGTGGCAGGTGGTGAAGGTTTTCCAAGTGCTGATGACGCAAATCAACCGGTTGTTTTGATTTCACTCAAAAACAGTAAAACTAAAGATGTCATATCTTTCGGTGAGAAAAATTACATAGGTGACAATACAGATTACAAACACCATGAGAATGAAGAAAGATTGTTAGTAGAGTTTTTCAATTGGATGCATGATAATCCACCTGATATTATAACAGGTTGGCATTCAAACGGATTTGATTTACCATACTTGATAAATCGGACCAAGAGATTGTTCGGTAGAGATACAAATTTATATCATAAACTTTCACCAATAAACATTGTCAATACCTGGACAAGCAAAGGTTTCAATACAATGAATATTGAAATCGCCGGTGTCTACACTCTTGATTATATGGACTTATACAAGTGGTATTCACCAACTAAACTTGAAAGTTATAAATTGGATTTTGTTGCAAACTTTGAGTTAGGTACTGGTAAATTAGATTATTCTGATTATGAAGATTTATCCGAGCTATATGAAAAGGACTGGAACAAGTATGTTGAATATAATATTGTTGATGTTGATTTGGTTGATAGACTTGAAGATAAATTAGGTTATATCAAATTGGTTCAACAATTATCGTTGTTTACAAAATGTCTCATGAGATATTACCAAGCCATGACACATTTGATTGAAGGTGCTTTCATTGTTTACTACAGAAGAAACAATCTTTGCGCTCCGTTCTTTTCAGGTGGAACACAAGAAACATTTGAAGCGGCCCATGTGAAGGAACCACAAAAAGGAATGAAGCATTGGGTTATTGATATTGATATTACATCATCTTACCCCTCTGCTATTATAACATTGAATATGTCAAACGAAACATTCTTTGGCAGAATTCAGAACTTACAAGAATCCAGAATAACCAAAGGTGTAAGTGAACGGAACTTACCGCCGTTCCATTTGTTGAAACCAAATGGAGAAGTGATTGACTTTGATAATTCTAAATTAGAAAAATTCAACCTGGCGTTGAATAAAGGACTATTCGCTGTAGCCCCATGTGGGTCTGTGTTTTCTACCTCAAAACCTGGTGTATTTTCTACAGTTGAAAGACAAATGTTTTTCAAACGTATTGCTGTTAAAGGTGAAATGAAACGTCTTAGAAAGATGGCTTCAAAAATGCCAGAAAGTCAGGAGAGAAATAAAATAGAAGACCAAGCGCAAGAAAAGTTTGCGTTTCAATGGGCTTTGAAGATTGTTCTAAATGCTGCTTTTGGTATAACGTCCGTGCCATATTCACGGTATGCTAATCTCAATATAGCGGAGGCGATTACATCTTGTGGTAGGCATACAATAAAACAAGGTGAAAAGTTTGTCAATGAATTATTCAACAATCCTAACGATGAACTGAAAGAAATATTTGAAACGATTGGCTTCTATAATCCAACCAGCGAAGAAAATGATTTAGTAAATTACATTGATACAGATTCTTTGTTTATGTCAATTGAAACATTGATGAATGATTATGGTTTATATGATATATGGAAACCCCTCGAAGATGAAACCAAAATATTTTGGGTCAAGAAAATAGCCAAAGTCATTGAAGATTATGTCAATGAACGAGTGTATAAAGAGACACAATTAGGAGATTATAATTCTCAGGTTACAGATTTTGAAACCAAATTCAAACAAGAAATTATTGCTAAAACTGCATTGTTTGTGAAGAAGAAAAAATATGCATACTGGTGCGTGGACCAGGAAGGCATACCGGAAGACAAATTATCCGTTACTGGACTTGAGATTGTGAGGTCTGATAGTGCGGAGGCCATCCGGGCAAGATTGAAACATGTGTATGAAATGATCATGAAGAATGAAGATGAAAACGAACTACTAAAAACTATCCAGCAATACAAAAAGGAACTCAAGACAGTTCCGATTGAAGAAATTGCGAATAACTTAGGTGTGAATAACATAGGTAAATATATTGGCAAAGGTGTTATCGAACCAAGTACACCGTATCATGTAAAAGGTGTTTTTTATTATCGCATGATATTGAAACAGCTTGGATTGGTAAATCAATATGAGGATATCTTTGAAGGTGTAAAGGCAAAAGTTGTGTATGTAAAACCTAATCCTTTCAAAGCAGATGTTATAACATTCAACCGGTGGCCAGTTGAGTTCAATCAGTTTATGAATGTTGACTATGACACCATGATAGAGAAATTCTTTTTGAAGAAAATAGGTTTCCTTTTAAATCCTATGGGCAAAGAGAATTTACTTTTGGTAAATGGAGCAACACAAAAAACCTTAGATGTTATTTTTGGAGGATAAAAATGGAAAGTCAATACAGATTTGAGTTTGAAGATTGGCAGGAAGTCGAAAACATTATCAATAAAAAATTGACTGGTATCAAAAAATATGGAAAAGATATCATGACAGATTTTCTCAAAGCTGTCTATGAAGCAGGAGTTGATGCTGGAGAAATTACCGGATACAAATCCGCTTTGAATGAAAACGGACTTGAAGACACTGGTGAAGTCAGAGATGAAGGTTATCAAGCCGGTTTTGATGATGGTTATGATGAAGGCAAAGAAAATGGTTATGAATCAGGTTTTGAAGAAGGCGAAGAAAGAGGATATGATAACGGAAAAAATGACGGTTGGAATGAAGGCCATGAACAAGGTGTAGAAGAAGGCAGAAATGATGGGTATGATGATGGCAGAAATGATGGGTATGATGATGGGTATGATGAAGGTTTAGAAGCCGGTCATGATGATGGTTATGGAAAAGGTTTTGAGGATGGTGTTGATTCAGTTGAAAATTAACCTTGACAAATGGCTTTTCGTGTATTATATTACAGGAAAGGAGATAAAATCATGAAAAAACATGTATTGGCTGGTTTCGTAATTCTTGTCTTGGTGCTTGTATTTACACTATCAGGATTAGTGGGATTGGATTTTCACTATAAAGGCAAAATCAATAGAATGTCAGGTAAAATGGCTGATATTATTTCAGAAAAAAATGAAGCCATAGGTAAAGTTGAACATGATTTAGAAACCTGTAAAATTAGAGAAAAAATGTTGGATAACATCATTTTTGAAGCTAAAGCGGAAAATGCCATCTTGAAGAAGAAAATCAAAGAGTTATTGACGGTTGAAAATAAATCAGAACTGCATATCACAAACTACATTTTGAAGTTTTACAAGAAAGTACCACCAGTTCTTGCCCGTGAAATAGCTAAAGTAACACTTGAGAAATCAGCAGAGCATAACGTGTCGTTTCATATCATTGTAGCCGTAATGGAAGTTGAATCGAATTTTGACCCATTTTCAGTGAGTAAATTGAAAAAAGACCCTGCTCGTGGACTAATGCAGGTGCGATATAATGTGTGGAAAGATACTCTTGGCATGAAAAGTGCATATGAATTACATAGTGTTACAGGTGGGATTGATGCCGGAACAAGGGTTTTGAGAACATATCTTGATCAGACAAAGAATAATCTTGAGAAAACATTGTATAAATATGTTGGAAAGGATAAATCATATGTTAGATTAGTATATGCTAAGATGGGTAAGTTTACTGCTTTTGTTTCTTCTAACTAATATTACTTCCATTTGATGTTTTTGATACCATGTTCTTCAAACCATTTGTCAATTTCTTTTTTTAGCAGTGCAGAGGTTGCTGATTCAACTTCACCATATTCGTCTTTAATTTCACCATAATACAAACCACCTGCTCCCTTATCCTGACCCATTCTGACTTTTTTCTTACCTGATTTACCTGTCCATTCTGATTTACCCTTTATAATCTCAATCAAATAATTATCTAATTTTTCTAAAATATTCATTTTATCTCCATTTAACTTACACTATCAGCAAAACGTGCTGCTACTTCTTTTGCCTGTGCATCAGTTTTTATTGTAAAATCAGGTTCATATTTACCATTGTCCCAATCGGTTTCTCCGTTTGAGAACTTAGGATAATCAACTTTCTTACCACCACTATCACCGGTCACTTTATCACCGGCTTTGAAACCATAAACTGCCCTGTGAGACCAGCCGTACCATTTCCCATCAGCACCTTTGCCAAGATTATTTTTACCGGCATCTGTTTCTATTTCTAACCAATCTTTAAATTTAACTTGAGGTTTACCATCGGCATATTTTGGTTGATTATCAAATGTTCGGTCCTTTGGTGCAATGTCAGTTGACATGAACCTTTGCCGTTTAAAATTCTTCTCACGGTTGGTTTTAGGATTTACCTTTCTATATTTCTCAGGCTTTGCCATACGAACTTGATAACCTTTACCATCACCTTCAACAAATTTCTTTAACCTCATAGATGTTTACTCCTTCATTCTGTCTTTGATAGCTGTTTGAACTGGTTTAGGTAAAGATGTAACTTTTACTGTTTTACCCAAATGTGGTCCAATTCTGATATCTTTTCCAACATTACCGGCCCATTGATTGAAGCCTTGAGCTGATGTTGGATTTTCTGACATACCGAAAACATCATCTCCAATAATCACGGTGTATCTATCCATCGTTTCACCACCATTATCATAAACAGTGACTTTCGCTTCTGTTATATAGTCTCTGAAACTCATTACTTTTTCTCCTCAAAAATTTTTGACATCTTTGTTCTTCCGGCCGGTTTCTTTTTTTCTACTTTCTTGACAACCTTTTCAGAAATATCATCTTCTAAATTCAATTTGATTATCGTTTCAGCCTTTACATTTTCTTCCTCTGAAATAACCGCTTCAACGGTAATAGGCATAATCAGTTTTACAGTGTCGGCCCATGGAGTTAGGGCAGTATCACCCACAACAATGTCTAATTTAGCTTGTAATGCCCTGCCTTCTTTCAATCCTGCTTTGACAACATCATTCAAAGGTGGAATCTCCACAAGAATTTTATCATCTAAAACTGATGTTGGAAAACCATACTCAACACCATCAATAAGAATTCTCATTGTTCCTGCCAAGTCACGGGTCTGAACACCTGACACGGCAATACCAAATTTTAGTTTTTTTATTTCGTTAATGTTCATGTTTATCATTATCTACCTTCCCGGTTTCATCACTTATATTTGTTACTTTTAAAATTTCCACTATTGGTTTCTTATCATATTTATATTTATCATCTTCATCAGTAATACTTCTAACAACTACCACTGGTTTTGGTCTCAACCACCAACCATCAGAACTGCCTCTATCAACTTCTATATACTCTATTCGTGTCCCACCACCTGCTGGTGTGAACATACCCATCGTTGCTATTGCTACACTCATTTTATTGTTTTCCTGTTTCCATGTAGTAAATTTTCCAGGCCCGTTACCTGGTGCTGTTATTTCATATGTTTATCAACAATGAAATCTCTTAACATATTATGAACTCACTATTTGAGACCAGGTTTGAAATTGTCCGGCTACAATAGACGGTGCTGATATTGCATATGTTCCAATTACATCATTACCTGTACCCACTGATCCTGGAACTGAATAAATTCTTACCCGTGCTGATTTTAAATTACTATTGTCATAAACTGGATGATCAATAAAAATATTTGAGTGTACCAATCCAAGTATCTGCTTCAAATCAGTATTTATTGATGATAATCTAACATCATACTCACCTGAAGGTGCTAACCCTGAAACGTCTGCCTTGTATTGATCAGGTGTATCCAAATCTAATTGAATAGCTTGCATTCTTACATCATACTCACCTGACGGTGCTAACCCTGAAACGTCTGCCTTGTATTGATCTGAATTGTCTAAATCTAATTGTATAGAAACAGATTGTGCGCTCGTTGCAAGTCCAGAAACATCTGCTTTGTACTGGTCGGGATTATCCAAATCCAATTGAATTTCAGCTAATCTTGCATTATACTCACCTGACGGAGCAAGTGCTGATACATCTGCTTTATATTGATCAGGATTATCCAAGTCTGTTTGAACTGCAACTACTTGAGCAGAAGTCGCTAAATTTGAAACATCAGCTTTATAATCATCAGGATCAACCAATTGAAACACATCAATGTCTCGTAAATAAATAGTTGATTCAATAGTATGCATCGAATCGGAAAAAACAACATAAGTTGTTTTGATAAAATCTTCACTTGGCATTAAATATGAAGCACTTGGAGTATAAAGACCATCAGAAACATGACTTAAATTCAAAGCGGTTAAAACATTATCATCATTATCTCTTACCGTAGCCCGTGGATATTGCCCACTTGCACCGTCTGATAGTAATAAACAAATTGGTACTTCATTATTTAAGTGTATTCTTGATGTTCCTGCCATTTTTAATGTCCTAAAGGAATTGTTGCACCAACTTTCAATTCTTTACATTCACCAATTAATTGATCAATGGTTGCTAATACATTCTTAGCTTTTATAATATCGGCCTTCAATTTTGCCTTTTCAGCAGTCGCTACATGAATCAATCCACTATTTGTTTTTTCTTGTGTTTCATAGTCGGCAATATCTGCAACAATTTTATCACGTTTAGCTTGAAGGTCCTTTTTTTCTAATCCTTCCATTTTTTACCCCTATTATTTATAATAAATCTCTTGCATCCGCACGAGCATTCTCAATATCTTGTGGTATTGTTACTCCACTGTTCGGATCACAAAGCCGGATAACATACCAATCCGTATCATCTAAAAAGATTTGTGCTTGTTCTTGTAATTCTTCTATTGTTGGTGGATGTGCTTCATCATAAGCATCTTTTTCAACTTGTGTTTTTTCTACTATTTGACTACCTACTACTTTGAGATAGTAATAAGGAATATGGTAAATATCATCCCAATTAAAAACAGGTTCAATTGCGCCCTCTGGCAAAGGCGTACTTCCAGAATGTAATTCGACACCGTCAACAACTGGTAATGCATATCTCATTATACTGTCTCCAATATTTGCTCAGTTATTCCTTCTTTTGGTGGAGTAGGTGTTATCCTTATTCTATCCTCTAATAAATTTCTTTGTCCATTGACTGTCCTAACATCTCTATCATAAAATTGAACATTAGTATCTGTTCCTAATTCAGTAGAGTTATATGCTTTAATTTCTTGGCCATGTGAAGCGTCCCAATCACGGATTCTACAGTTGAAAACATCATGTTCATTACTGACATCCAGACCAAATGGAACAATTGTAATAGCTAACCATGATCTTAGATGAGGACCCGTGCCTCTATAATCACCAATTACTTCAAATTTATCAAATTCATATAATTCAATCGGGGCCGTTGTTTGCTTTCGCAATTGATAAGTTCCAGTATTCCCTTCTACAATAAATTCATTCGCTCCGAAACCTTCTAAAAACTTGGCATTTCCTTGGTCTCCGTATTGTCCAAATAGAATAATCCGGTTATATCGTTGGTAATCATCTCCAGCAGAATGTATTCTACTCAAACGATAAGTAGATTGTAATACTGGTAAAGAAATACCACCACTTACTGGAATTTCCACAAGATCAAAATGATTTGGAGATAATGTAAAAGCTAATAATATTATTGAAAGTAATATCCAAATTTCCATATCAAAATAGTTTTTTCAAACCCCTCGGCCAAAGTATCAATGTTCCATTTCCCGGATTAACAACCAATTCCGTTGCGGCTCCAGCAGTATACGCAAAATAAAAATTAACAGACCCGCGGAAAATATGTATACCATCTCCAAATAAAATATTAAATATTGCACTTGGAAATGCATTATTATCAATACTAAAAGTGCTGTGAACGTATATTTCTGATGTTTCTGTATTAAAATCAAGCCACGCTTCATCAACATCTGATTCATCACAATGAATAGTGAGTTTATTCATAAAATAGTGCCGATCAGTTCCAAGAAATTGAAATGTTTGCTTATCATCAGTGTATTCAATTTCCACATCGGATGGTGATAACCAGATTCTTGGATTGAGTGTAAATATCGGATTTCTATCATATGTTCCTTCTACTTCAACCCATGCTTGTGTAATGTTTAGTCCACCTTTATCTACACCGGCATCAACTATAAAAGCAACTTCAAGTTTCAATCTCATATTATCAAGCTGGCCTGCTGATGTGAACACAGAATGGAGACTTGTAGAACAATCATCTTCTGTATAGGATGTTGAATTGAAAAATGCAGCACCAGCACTTTGCCAGGTTGAACCATCCCAAAGATAACCATTGATAGCAATTAAAGATGCATGACCACCAACACCATCATATAATCTACCTTTCAAATGAACTTTTAGTTTAGTTAGACTATAAGATTTCCAGTCAGTGCCTTCTATGTTTTCGATTGTATAGTATTCATCATAAGGACCGCCACTTACCGCTGGTATGGAGATATAATTACCATCGGCATCATCATCATGAATCCACGGTTCATTTCCTTGATGTGTCCAATCTTGATTGACATTATTCCATCCATCAACATATAAATCTTGATCTATATCTTCACTAACTGATCCAGTTTCAAGATTGAATCTAAAATATGATATTTCAATTGTCCCCGCACTTGGTACGCTGTCGCCATCTTTATAGACATAGAAAAATCTGCCATTTCCGGCTATTGTACCTGTAAATGTGCCAAATGTTGCATTAGGTCCGTTTAAATCTACACGGCAAGTAGTGGTTATATCATACTTATTAATCTCCATTATACCGGTGATACTAAGTTCTTGATATATCAACATCTGAGATAGTCTTGTACCAACTATCGTAATTTCACCTGATATTAGAACATTTTGGAAAGATGCTGCACCAGTATGATTATTAACATATGTCTTTGTTGCTCCTGAAAATTCACATATTGGATCTACACCGGTCCCTGTTCCAACTGAAAATGACCCTCCGTCAAACAACCAATTACCTTGAAAATCTAAAGTATAACCGCCACCTCCTGTCGGTCCAAAGTATCCCTCATGCTGAGTAAAATCACTTGCAATAACTCCACCCTGAAATATCATCAAAAAGATATGTGAACAGTTGGCATCCATCGTAAGGTTATTACAAGCAATTGGAGAATTTGCCTGGCACAATGCTTGCCCGGCCGCATCGAAATAAACATCATCAGATATAGTTGGAACTCCTGCTCCACCTCCGCCTGAACTCGTTGCTGACCAATTTCCCGCTGTATGCCAATCTGCACTTGTGCCTACCCAGTAACGTGCCATTTTAAGCCCTCAAAACCAATTCCATCTTTAAACTCACTGTTTGTGCTACAGCAAAACCAATCCGTAAATAAACACTCTTTTCATTTTCATTGTTAAATAAACTGAAACCACTAAACTCTGATATCCGTGATATACCATCATCAATATCATGTAATGTAATAATATCTTCAGCAATCATGGTATTAGCAATGGTTTTTAATCTTATAAATTCATCATTACCAGTGTCTAAAATTAAAGCCATATCATTAGGACTGAAATCTGTATGATCATCAGGTGTAATATTAACATCAATACCAGTCGTGGCAGCTTCTAATTCAGTATAAACCAGTTTTGCTTCAGTTCTATAAAAAGCATCTTCACCTCTCATAGCTGCTTTATTATAAAATGTGTATGTTGCCCATGCTGAGAATGCTGCACCTGGGTCTGCATCAATATATAAACGACCTCTGATAACTTCCCGTAATGAAAAACCGAGAGCGATTTCTACATCTTCTGAACTGCTTGCAGAAAAATCTATATCAGTTGTTATTGTTTCAAATCCATAATTACTTAATTGAGAAACACCCATTATTTTAGCTCACTTATTTTTTCGGTAACTTTTCTTTGAATTTTTTCTTCTTTACATCTGTCTTTACTTCTTTCTTTGTTTTGCCTTTGCCACGCCACATCGGACTGCCATGAGCAGCATCTTTGATTGATGCACAAAAGCCGGAGGCTTTTTCTTTATCGAAGCCTTCTTTGCCTTCCATTCTGGCTACACAAGCATCAAAGAAACCTTTCTCTTTTGGGCCCTTACCAACGGTCTTGCCAAATTTTGAGATAGATTTTTGCGTCCAGCCCTTTGCTCCGATAGGAGCCTCAGATAAATATTCTTCTATCAATTCATCTTCTATTAGGTGTCTTTCAAATCTCATTTTTTGTCTCTCATTTTAATCAATTCTTTGTGTTTTGTTTTATCAAAACAATCGCTACATAACCATGAGCGGTATCCCTCATAGTATTTGGTATCACTCTTGCCACATACTTCACATTTCTCTTTTTTTGCTTCACCTAAATATTTTTCAATCAATTTTTTCATTTTATCCCACCATAAATTCTTTCAAATTATTTATTTGTAGTTTATATCCTGTGTTCTCAATCTGAGTTTTTATATATTTATAAGTATGCATTATCCAACTATTTGGTCAACGGTATTTACAAGCTGTTCAACAAACACGCCTTTGACTGTTTGCTTTACAGTATATTCCATTTTTCTAACTGTTCCAAATTCGATATCGTATGTATCCCTTTTATTTAGTTTTATTATTACCTTACCACGGAACTTTGAACCTCTAACATCAAATGTTAGGCTATTCTTAGATGAAACATAGTTCTTTGCACCCCATGATGCTAACGCCCATTTATCCAAAGCATTTATCTGGCTCATTATAATTTTGCTCACTCGTTCATTTGCTTCTGTTATGTAATTTTTAAAACCCATCATATCCTCATTTTGTATTTTTACTCTCTGTCTGTTAGTTACATACCCTTTCCATAATGTATTGTGTTCAATGTTTTTCTTAATTTCTCAAGTTCCGAGATAGTTTTCTGTGCTAATTTTACTCTTTTTTTTGCTTGCCTTAAAAATGGACTTGCAGGATTGACTTTTATTCCTTTTAGTTTTTCAATCATTTCATCTATATATTTTCCATGATTGCTAATAGGGCCGGCTCCGGTTATGAACTTTGGTAAACCAATTGCTTCTTTCATATATTCTCTTAATGCCATTATTCATCATCTCCTTCTTCATTCTCAAAACCATCCGGTAAGTATGCACCTAATAAGCTATTGAAATGAAGCGGTCTTGGTTTTCTTGTTAGAACTTCAATTTCTCCATCTCTCCTGCCGATAACTCTTGTCTGACCACTTCCAACAATAGTTGGGACAGCAGAAGTACCACCAGCATATGATGTTTCATGAACAACAGTTTCGGTCCCTAATCTGTTTTTCTTTTTCTTCTTTCTGTATGTCATACCGATTACTTCACCGGGCGGTAACGCAATATCACTGGTAGTTGTTTCATCGGATATCATCAAGTTTAACCTATCAACTATATCCATTATTCATCTCCACCAAAGTCAGTTATCATTTCCACTTTCGTTTCTAAATTACTGATTTTTCCATTATTATCTGCCGTTACTCCACCTATTCCAATTAGACCAATAATAATAAAACCGAGTAACCAATAAAATAGCTTAGATGAAACAAATTTATGTGATTGATCCAACAAACATTTCTGTTGCCCCTCTATTTTTTCTAAAATGGCATCATGAGCTTTTATATTAGCAGCAGCAGCATTTTCCTGATTTTTACACATGTCGGTCATTTTCTGGTCGAGTTTTGTCAAAAGGTCGTGATCATTCATTTTAGTAAACCCTCTCTTTTTTATATTGTTTATCACCTATATTTATATTATTTGCGTGAGAAAATATAAATATGATTGAAGGTTTCTATAAGGAGAATTATATGTCAGGCATAAAATATGAAAATCGGTCTGTTTTTGAAAAATATCAGAATTTAATTCTAAACGAATCGAAAAAAGGTATGAGAAGAAAAGCTCAGATAATTGAGGATAAAATAGATGATTTTGTAGATGAAATAGAAAAAAAGATTGATAAAATAGAGGACAATCCTACATTTCAAACACAAATGTATCAGATGCTTGCCGATATGAATAAGGAACATGCCGAGTTCATAATGGCCATGAAAACGATTTGTGCTACCCTTGACAGTGGCGCAAAAGTAATACCAAAAACAAAGCCAGTTGCTAAGGGAAACAAAGTTGGTGAGCAAGAACCTGGAATAGAAGAAGAACCAGCAACAGAAGAACCAGCAGAGGAAGAATAAATGACAAGTTTAGATAAAATCAATCGGTATCTATACGAACTCTCATATAAGGATAGGTTGAATGTTTACGGTCTTACGTTTGAGGAATTGGTTGAAAAGCTGGTCCCGATGAACGAACAGGAACGCAATGGAATAATTAATCTTTTAGACCCTGACACTAAAGATAAGATAGAGGAAATGAGGAAAGGTGGGTTATTATGAATATAGTTGAAAAGATTGATATATATTTGTTGGGTGAAAAGAAATCACCGGAAGAACACGCATCAGATAGATTTTGGTCATTTCAAGTGAAGGCGAAAGATGCTGACGCATTGGTAAGAATGTTAAGATTGAGAACTAAAAAAATGAACAATGTTGACAAACTGAAAGCATGGTTCAAGACACTTGAAAATGAAAACTTTCATAGTGAAGCAGCCGAAGCATTAGATAAACTAAGAAAACTTGGATATACAGGAGCAGTATAATGAAGATTTTAGATAAACTTGATATATATTTGGATGAAGCGTGTCCGGGAGATAAAATCAAATCAAAGGGAAAAGGTAAAGGATTAGGTAAAGGCAAAGGAAAAGGCCCAATTGGTAGAATGAAAGATGAAAATGAAGATTTGGCAGAAGCCAAAATGTCAAAAGAAGAAGCTATTGCTAAGTTCAAAAAAACAAAACAACTTTCAACTGATATTTTAGAACCATTAGGGATTTCATTTGATAGTTTTTTGCAATTTGCTCAATTATCATATAACAATCCAAAAAAGGCTGATTCTATCTTGAAACAATTGGCTAAGAAATTAGGGATATAGGAATGAATGATATTTTAGAACAAATAGACGTACTCGTAATGCAACCGGATATCAAAATTCTATCCACTGACGAACTGTTTGATAAAATGGCAAATTTGATTGTAACTCTGGAAGCAGACAACCTAACAGACAGACAGCTTGCTAAAGTCCTTGAAATAATTGAGGATTTTGAAGATGCTGATGAACTCGGAGAAGAAGTCAAAGCAAAGAAAACAACCATCAATAAAAAGGCATACGCTGGAAAGTATTATAAACAAAACAAAGTCAAGATGAAGAAGAAAAAAATTGACTTAGAAAAAAGCATTGAAGGTAAAACCAGAAAGAGGATGAAACCTATTATGGCAAAAGGTAGAAAGACAGCTACCGGAAGACATAAAGTTACATATCATTAGGAGACAAAATGAAACTGAAAGATTTTTTAAATGAAGAAGAAACTAAAAAACTGGGAAAAATTCACAATAAGATAAAAAAGTTCTTCCAAGAAAATCCTAATCCTTCTGATAAACAAGTTCATGAATATGCTGAATCAATTGGAATTGATGAACATAAATTTGAAGAGCATATCTATATGCTTCTTTCGGCTTATGTTAAAAAAGATAAAGTATCAGAACAGACACAACTAAACGAAATATTTATAGAAGATGCAACAAATGATTTAGAAATACTTAGAATTTCTATGATAGCAGAACTTGATGCATCAAATCTTTATGAAAGAATGGCAGTAACAGCAAAGAATGCAGATGTAAAAAAGGTTCTATTAGATATTTCAAATGAAGAAAAAATTCATGCTGCTGAGTTTGAAACCCTCTTAGAGGAACTTGATACGGATTATGAAGAAGCAGGAAAGGAAGGAGAAAAAGAGGTAGAGGATTTAACAGGAGAGTAATATGAAATTAGTAGATAAATATTTAGGTGAAGGATTGGACCCGGCATATTACGCAAAACAAATTCAAGCAGCTAAAGGTGATTCAAATAGATTGAGTAATTTGAAAAGTACCATCAAAGGAATGGGCGAAGGCAGGATGCTTTCATCCGGTGATGTTAGACGTTTATGTGATATGATTGACAGGATAAGGGGTAAAAAATGAAATTCAGAGAATATATAATTGAAAAAACCGAATCAACACCGATGGTGTGTATTGAGTGTGGTAAGAAATTCAAGAAGAAATTAGGGCCGAAAACATTTGAGGTAAAATGTCCCAAATGTGGAAGCTATGATACAGAGCCAGCATAAGGAGATGAAAATGAAACTTTTAGAAAAAATAGATAAATTATTGGTGGATGTCAACCAACAGGTTACACCGGAAATAGCAGCATCTTATTCTGTTCAAGACCTATTGAATAAGTTTAGGCGTATACCAACCGATGAAATTCTCTACCGTGAAATTGAAACAAGAGGGCTACAGGATGATCCAGTAGTTAGAGCGTTGAAACTTGGTGGAAAATCTGGTGATGTTTCTTGGGACACCGGAGAAATTGATGATTTTGATAATCCAGAAGATAGCATGGGAGTGTAATAATGGATTTAACTAAAATTGACAGGCTTCTAATTGAAGATGATATTGATATTGATGAAGAAGTCATGGATAAAATGTTTGATTTGATAGTAAGTCTTAGTGATGAAAACCTATCAGACGAACAGGCCGAGAAGATAAGTGAAATTATTGACATGGTTGATCCTGATGAAGAAGTATCAGAAGTTTTCAAGAAAAGAGTAAAAAGAGATTTACAAGCAGCCAGGAAGCGAAGACGTGAATATCGTTCAAAGCGATCCAAAATGAGACTGAAAGCGAAAAGATATAGAAGGTCAGCATCCGGTAAAATGACTTTACGGAAAGCCAAGAGATTCAAAAAGTTTGGGAAAACATCTACAATGAAAAGACAGAGGAAGTTTGTTGGGCCTAAATTATCAAAGTTGAAATAGGAAAAGGAAATGAACATCTTAGAGAAGATTGACAATTACTTAGAAGAAAAATGGGCTAAGAAAGTCGAAATTCATAGTACAGGTGAACACGCCGGTAAATCAAAGGTCAAGCTCAAAAAGGAAATAGCAGCCTTACGTGGTAAATCAGGTAATAAAGAAAAAATGGGTGAACTCCTTTTTGCATTGAGAGCTAAACAAGGTTGGAAAAAAGGCAAAGGTGCAACAGGACTAAGTAAAACCAAAAAATAATGACAATAAAAAGTGGGTGGAAACATAAAAAAAATGTGAGTCAGTTCATACCACGGAACTCAAAAAAATATTGTGGTAGTTATCCTATTATTATTAGAAGTTCTTGGGAACGGATGTTTTGTCAATGGTTGGATATGACACCTTCTATTATTGAGTGGTCAAGTGAAAATATACATATAAATTATTACGATCCAATTCAAGGAAGAACAAGAAGATATTATCCAGATTTCTACATGTTGGTTTTGGAACCAGATGGAAAGTATGGAAAATATATTGTAGAAATAAAACCTGCCAAAGAGACAAAACCTCCAAGAAAGACCGGTAAGAAATCCAATAAAACATTACGGCATCAGCAAGCCACCTATATAACAAATCAGGCGAAGTTTGAGGCTGCCGAAGGATATTGTAAAAAAATAGGAATGGAATTTAAAATTATCACAGAAAAAGAGCTGTTCAACAAATAGGAGATAGTACCATGAACATAACAGAGAAAATTGATAAAGCATTAAACGAAGATGATATTTTTTGGGATATGGTTGATAAAGATGAATTTAGAAGTCTCCAGAAAGCCCTTAAAAATGATGATCAATCAAATAAACTTTTCAATGATGTTTGTAAATATTTTTTCAGGAAGTTTCAATTAAAAGGCGGAGATGAAAGAGCGTTCAATAGATTAATGAACCTTCTTCATTCAAAATCAAGAGATGAAGGTAATCTCAGAAATCAGATTTTTAAGATTGCTAATGAATTAGGAATGAAGCTACCTTCAAGTATGTTTTAAAATGAGACTAAATCAATATATCACAGAGAAATGGGTATTCCCTGATAACAAAACTCTCAAAGCAGATTTCAGCGAATACAAACACAAAGAAGATTACAAATGGAAAGGGCGGGCGGAACAAATTGGTGCCCGCTTTCCTATATTTGCTGATTTTGATGATTTCAAAAACAGATTGAAAAAAGCCAGAGTTGTCAATCTAACTCCGTCAGTTGATAATCAAATTACAAACAGAAGTCATACGAGTAGCATTGAAAGTTTGAAGTCACTCGTTGGATCATATTCAAGACCTCGTGACGTGGATAGAATAGTTCAAGGAATAATGGGTGATGAAAAACTACCATTTCCAATTGTTTTGAAAGGTTCAAGAGGCATGTGGATTATGGCAGGAAATACAAGATTAGATACGGCATTTTTGTTAGGCAACAAACCAAAGGTGTTGATGGTGGATGTATCAAATGAGTATGGAAATGGATTCAATTAATGGCAGTAAGAAGGAAATATAAAAAGAAATTCAAAGGTGTGAATGTTCAAAGTGGTAAAATTTATTCCTTCAAATATCAGGCATGGGAAAACGATCCAAGGCCAACAGTTATTATGATGTATGCCCTTGATGGTATAAATCAAAATACAGGGCATCAGTGGCGTATATTTCAGGCTATTAATTTCACTTACATCCCACGTAATGATAGAAAGAGATTTGCTAAGGATTGGATAAGAATAATGGGCAACACAAGGAACCCACGGTTTACATGGAACACTGTAAAAAGAAAATATCCTTACATCCAAAATGCAGTTAGAAGATATTTCTATAAACCAAGTTATTACATTCAAGATTTGGTTGAAATTCCATGGGATGATGCAGAGAAGGCAATCGTTTCTACATTTGCAAAAGATTTTAGTAAGAAAGTCAAAACATCATTACTCAATAAGTTTAGGAGGGTTTTGAGAGGTAGAAAGAAATTCAAGAAAACGGGTAAGTATCCAAAGAGAAGGTAAATAATGAACACATATCAGAGTTTTTATCAAAACGAAGTTAGAGCATTAGAGCTTACTATAAATGATCAGGACGGTAATGATTTTATCCCAAGTGCTGCTTATGCACAAGTAAAAACTGACAAAGGCGTTCAAGTAGTTGCAGAACAGTCAGCACAAGTTGATAGTAATCAAGTTAGAACAATAATTGGAACAACAGTTACAGCTACCGCCGGAGAGTACAAAGTTATCTGGAGAATTCTCTATTCTCAGTACATATATTATCACACTACAATACTTGAGGTTCAAGAATTATAATGGTAAATATAGATAACGAAAAGTTTTTAGAAATAACAAATAATAGTCTTGGTCTTGTTTTTGAATTGAAAACATATCATTTGTATGTACCACCTACTGATGGTGTAGTTTTGGATTTCATATTTGAGACAGGTGGTGTTTAATAATGGCACGATACAGTTTTCTTGGCAGAGCAGTTGATACATATGGTAATGTTCATCCGAATGTAGGTATAACAATATATTTGAATGGTACTTCTACTGGTGCCATTGTTTACACTCAAAGAACTGGTGGAACAGGTGTTTCTATTCCACCACAAATAACAACTGACGCTTACGGTGCCTTCAGATTTTACGTTGATGATGGTGATTATCCACTTTCAGGAAATCAGAAATTTGATATCGTTGCAGCAGGTCTTACATATGAAGATATTGAAATTATGCGTGGCGTTAAAACACACCATGCCCTTGAAGAATTATCAGATGATGACCACCCACAATATGCAGCCCTTTCACAAAATGAAACCGTAACCGGTAAATGGACTTTCTCATTTCCTATCAGTGGACAAAACCCCACAAAAGATATACATCTTGCCAGAAAAGGTTATGTTGATTCGTTGACATCTAATGTTAGTGCTGCGATAACTGACCTATCAACAGAAAATATCTATTCAGTAAGTGCTGCCTCAAAAGAGCGTGATAATCGTGAACGTGAAGCAACTAATATTCAAATCCTTTCAGTTAGTGCTGCATCAATAGAAGCAGATAACAGGCTTCAAGCAAACATTGATTCACTGTCAGCAGACAAAATCATTGAAGGTGATACTTCTGTAGAATGTATAGACATACCTTCTGGTTACATTTTGCTTCAAGGAAATGATGCTGATAAAGAGCAATGTACTGCATCCTCAGTATATAGTGTTTCGTATAAGGCTGAAGAAGCGTGGAATGGTATTGCAAGTTCGAGTACGGCTGATTCTTGGATGTCAGCAAATTCATGTACCAATCCTGATGGAAGTTGTTGGTTAAAATGGGACTTTGGACAAAACAGAGATATTCAACAAATGAGGTTTCATACAAGAGGTAATGGTGGATATAATTGTTGGCCGAGTAACATCAAAATTTTAGGATCAGCTACAGGAGCTTACGCCGGAGAAGAAATTACTCTTTATGATGATGATGTTCCTAATGCAGCAAGTCTAACTCCAGATGAATGGACAGATTGGATGGTGTTTGATACTCATGATAACTTACGATACTTGAAAATGGAAATTCATGAAGAGTATCATTATAGTGGTTCTGGTTATGATTGGGTTGCGGTTTCGGAAGTTGAATTTAGACGTGGCTACAGCGCAGGATACATTGATTTTAATGTAGACGGTTTTAACAAAGCTATGATCAACTCTTCTGGTTTACAATTAGGAGGAAGAGGTCCAAGAATTTATAGATTTATTGATGAAGATAATATGACGAGTGACGCAGCAACGGCTGCACCGACTCAACAATCAGTGAAAGCATATGTTGATAGTGAGATAGATACCGCCAATACATATGCTGATAATATTAGTGCTGCCTCAGTCGAGCAAGACAAACGTGAGCGGGAATATACAAATACAAGTATTTTAGCTATTAGTGGTGCAATTTACAACAACAATTATATAATGGCTGATGGTACTGTTCCATTGACAGCGAATTGGGATGTTGGAAATAAAGAACTTGAAAACCTAAGACTTCATAATGTAGCTGATCCAACGGAAAGATTAGCATTAAATATTTCAGAAGGAACCATTGTATTTCAGCAGGACTTTAAGAAAGTATATGTTGCAACAGACCCTGATGTTGCAACCCAATGTGTTTTACTAATCCATAGTGACACCACAGATGAAAGTACAGTATTTACTGATAGCAGTAATTTCGGCCGGGTAGTATATCATAATGGCACAACAATAGAGCACACTGTGGATCAACAAGTTTTTGGGGCAACTTCCATACGGATTATGATTAATGGTAATTATCTTTATGTGAATAACTCTGATGAATTAGATCTCGCTGGGAAAGATTTTACTATGGAAGCCTGGGTTCGAGCTGATTCCACCAATGATATTGATTTATTTCGCCAGTGTACCGGAACCGGAGCAACCCTTGGAAATGGCTGGCGTATGAGATGTAGACCTCAAACATATGATACAATAGTGTTTACTTATACTGTAGCTGGTCAGGAATACTCTAATACCTTTAGTCCTTGTTTACCAGATACTAATGTTTGGTATCATGTGGCATTAACAAGACAAGGTGCCAACTTGAGATGTTTTGTAGATGGAACACAAATAGGATCAACATATGATATAGGTAGTCATGTCATAGATCATGAAAATCAGCCTTTATATATAAATTGGAATGGTCAATATAGTGGACGGGGTTATCTTGATGAAATTAGATTTTTAATTGATTATGCTGCTTATACAACTGGTTTTTCCCTACCAACAGAACCTTATAGTGCAGAAGAAACACCTTCCTGGGGAAAAGTTGTATATGAAACCGATATGCAAGATTATGTTGCTACTCAAATAAAATCAGTAAGTGCAGCTTCGAGCAACTATGATGATGAACATAAAATTTGGGCCGACACAATGTTTGCATCAACAAGTGCTGCATCAGTTGAGCAAGACAAAAGGCTTCAAAGAAATCTTACAACTCAAATTACCTCAGTCAGTGCGTCAAGCCTTGCTGCTGATAGAACACATAGAACATGGGCTGATTCAATGTTTGCCTCCACAAGTGCAGCAAGTGTAGAACAAGACAAAAGACTTCAAAGAAATATTGATACACAAATTACTGCCCTTAGTGGTTCATATGTAAAGAGAGATGGAACAGTCCCATTGGTTGCCAATTGGGATGTTGGAAATTATCAGTTGAAAAATTTTGCTATTCATAATGTTGATGATAGCACAGAAAGAGGCTCATTAAGTCCAACAACTGGAGGCCTTGTTTTTCAAGCAGATGAAACGGATGTATATGTTGCAAAAGGTGTAGACAATAGCGAAGAGCCAAATCTTCTGATACATAGTAATACTACTGACGGGGACACAGATTTTACAGATAGTAGTAGTTATGGTCATACGGTTACTCCCGGTAATAATGCTCAACATGATACAGCACAATATTACTTTTCTCCAACTTCTATGTTGTTTGTTAGAACAACACCAGATTATTTAAGCATACCACATGCCGCAAGTTTAAATGTAAAAGACTCGGATTTTTGTATAGAAGCGTTTGTAAGATTTGATACAACACCAAATGGACGCAGTTATATGTTCTCTAAAGGAGAATATAACATAGGAACCAGTTATAGTAGAGAATGGGGTATCAACTATTATGATTGGTCATCCGATAATTTACAGTTCATTTATTCAACAGATGGGGCTTCATATAATTATAACAATTTTGGGCCGCAGCATTTAGCAGATGATACTTGGTATCATATTTGTTTTACTCGTAGTAGCGGTATGTTACGTTGCTATGTGGACGGAACACAAGTAGGAGCCACATTAGATTTGACCGGTATTTCATTCTATGAAGGAACTGGTCCACTATATATATCTGCTCTGGATGATGCAGGTGTAATTGGCAATGGTATAGATGGTTGGATAGACGAGTTTAGAATGATTATTGGTTCTGATGCAGGTAGAAATGGGTCAAGTTTTGTTGTCCCAGATAGTATTTATTCAGCCGGAGTAAATGTGTGGGGTCAGCTTGCATATAAAACTTTAGTTGATTCAAATACCGCCGCAATACTTTCAACATCTGCATCATTGTATGAAAATCTCAATACTCAAATTGCGTCAGTTAGTGCTGCAAGCGTTGAAGCTGATAGAACACATAAAATCTGGGCTGACACAATGTTTGCATCAACAAGTGCAGCAAGTGTTGAACAAGACAAAAGACTTCAAGCTCAGATAAATGTAAACGAAACCCAAATTGCCTCAATTAGTGCTGCATCAAAGGAACAAGACAAAAGATTACAAAATGAGATTACAACTCAAATACTTTCAGTGAGTGCTTCAAGTGTTGAACAAGACAAAAGACTTCAAGCAAACATTGATGCCATTGAAATTTCAAATATATCAGGTAACAAAATTGTTAAAGGTAATTCTGGTGTTCTTGTAACTGATACTGGTTCAACAGGAACAGTAACAATTTCAGCAGATGGATCAACTGTTGCAACCTTCAAAAGAGATAAATTTGGTTTAGGAATAACTGAACCAACATCACCACTTCATTTGAAATTCTCTCCTGGTGAGCCTGACGGTGTTGCCGAAAAAGCGGTTTATTTTGATTATAACCCATCGGGGTCTCATACAGGGCCACACCAACTATATGGCCTTTCAGTTGATGTGGATTCAAAAGCAGTTGAAAATGAACACAATTCTACATTGAGAGGATTGGATGTAAACATTTATTCTCTTGGTGATATAGGAAGTCTGTATGCTACACAATCACAGGCTATTCATAATAGTGCAACTTCCGCTTCTGTTGGTAATATTTATGCTAATTACAACCAGGGGTCAGTTTATCAAGGGTCAGCAACATGGATATATGGTGCAAGAAACACTTCATATATAACATCAAGAGGATATGCTACAAATGCATATGGTAGTTTCAATCAAGTTCAAATGGGTGCCCAAGAAGGAAAAACACTTGGAACCGCTTATGGTGTTTATTCTAATGTAAATAGATCAGGAGATGGAACTATTACCACTGGTTATCTTTTTTATGGTCAATATAATGGTACAGTTGGAACACCGTGGGGTGTTTATGTTACAGGTGAAGATAAAAACTATTTTAGTGGAAATGTTGGAATAGGTGAACAATCTCCAGGGGCAAAACTTGATGTTGATGGTGATTTGATAATACAAAACGGTGTAGCAATTGATGAATTTTCAACTGATGGTACTTTAGGTGGAAACAGTGACGCAGCAGTTCCAACTGAAAAAGCAGTCAAGACATATGTTGACAACAACCTTGGAAGTGGAATATTTGAAAGTGGTATAACATCAGCCGGTAATGGTGTATCATCCATGACAGTGAATTTTGCAACATCAGCAAGTAGTGACAGATACACCGTAAATGTTTCTCTATCTAATGTAGTTGATGTAAATCCTTCTGTTTATAGTTATATAATAAGCAATAAAAATCCAGGTCATTTCACGGTTGATTTTTCAGGCGAAATGACATCACAATATTATGTTTTAGAGTGGATGGTTATAGAAGAATAATGGCAAGATTTCATAAACTAAATCTGGTGATGGATGATGATCAAAAAGTAAAATTTGGTGATAATGATGCTATTTATCATGATGGAAACAGTTTGATTCTATCTGCTGGTAATGCAATAACCTTCAGCAATGAAATATCAGGTATTGGCCCATCAGGTGATAATCATTTAGCAACCAAAAAATATATTGATGATAGAGTTTATAGTGGATGTAGAGTTTATAGATCATCTTCAAATCAAACTATTTCAAATGGTAGTTTTACTAAAGTACAATTTAATTCAGAAGAATATGATAACCTAAATGAATTTGATTCTTCAGCTAATTATAGATTTACTCCAAAAAGATCAGGAATATATTTAGTTACATCAACTATTACATGGGTCAATATTGACAATGAAAACAGAATTATTGCTTCAATATACAAGGATGATATTGAGACATTCAGAGGAACTGACTTTTGTACTGGTGCATCAGGATGGGCTGGCTCTTATGTATCTGTTCCAGTTAAGTTATTAGTTGGATCATATATTGAAATATACGCATATCAAGCAAACCCAGGTGTAAACGCAAATAGTCTATTTTATGGTAGTGGATATACATATTTGACTATTAACAGGATTGCATAATGGCAAGATTTGATAAATTAAATTTGGAGTTAGATAGCCAAAAAGCAAAATTCGGAAATGATAGTGCTCACATTTATCATGATGATAATTTAATTATTTCGGGCGGTAATACTACAACTTTTAATAATCAGATATCAGGTATTTCTTCAGGATGTGGATTGATAACTAAAAGAGATGTTGATTTGAGATTTCTTTCGGGATGTCACGTTTACGCAAGTTCTTCACAAACTCTTAGTAGCTATGAAGTTGTAGATTTTGATACAGTAATTTATGATCCTTTGAATGAATATGATGGAACTAATGCTTTTAGACCTAAAGAAAGTGGAGTATATTTAGTTAGTGTCGGTATTCATTGTGTATCTCTTTTGAATGGAGAGAGTTTTACTTTAAGAATTTTATGTAATTCTTCTGTATATGGTGTTCATATGTTTACTATGGGTGATGCTTCAAATGCGAGTAATCACACTTGCTGTCCTGTCAAAGTAAATGTTGCTGGCTTTAAAATTCAAGCAGAAACATATGTTTCTGCTGATACATATGGTTCTGATACAATGGGTAGATATGTATATATGGTTGTTCAAAGGATTTTATAATGGCAAGATTTGATAAATTAAATTTGGAAATGGCTGATAATAAAATAAAATTCGGCAATAATGCTGATATTTATTATGATAATGGTTTGGTCATATCCGCCGGAAGTGTTTCATTTAGCAGTCCAGTTTCAGGAGTAACAACTTCTGGATCATCGCCATCAGTGTTAGCAACCAGAAAATATTTTGGTGATAAATTTGAATCCGGGAGCCGGGCTTATACTGATATAGCAGGAAATCAATTAATTCCACACGCTGATTGGACAAAGGTTGAAAACAATAAGGATTATTTTTATGGTTATGATAAATTAGATGAATATAGTATATATTCATATAGATTCAAAGCCAAAGAAGCAGGTTTTTATCACGGCTATGGTTCTGTTCTTTTTATTGAAATGCCGGACGGCGGCCGTAATATTGTTGAAATTCGTAAAAACGATTCAGTAATTTACAGAGGCGAAGATTTGAGAAATGGAAACGCAGGAGCCACGGCACCCAATATATCAACAATTATTAAAATGGAAAGAGGAGATTATATTGAATTATGGTGTTATCAATGGAATCCGGGTTCATCTGACATCTACATTTCATCTCAAGAGATTTATAATTTTATAGTTCAAAGAATAGCATAAAATAATGGATAAAATAATAAATACTACAGAAGGTATCAACTTAGAAATTAATGATAATTTAGGATTTAGTTTGAAAACCTATGATGAATATATGCCAATTTACACTATTGTTCTGAACTTCATGTTTGAAACCGGAGGCGTTTTCTAAAGATGGCAAGATTTAATTTTCTCGGCAGAGCGGTTGATTATTACGGAAATATAAAACCAGGAATCGGGATTACAATCAGATTGACAGGAACATCAACTCCTGCTACCGTTTACACTGCAAGAACGGGTGGTACAGGTATATCTACAGAACCACAAATAACATCTGATGGATATGGAAGATTCAATTTCTATGTTGATGAACTTGACTATCCATTTTTGGATAACCAAAAATTTGATATCATAGCTGGTGGTCTTACATATGAAGATATTGAAATAATGAGAGGGTTGAAGGTTCACCATTCTCTTGAAGAATTATTAGATGATGACCATCCTCAATACGCTTCTCTTGCCCAAAATGAAACCATAACCGGAAATTGGGGATTTACAAAATCTGCTGGGTTTTCAAGTTTTGTCAGTGGTGGAGAAACACCTTCCAAAGACAATCACCTTACCAGAAAAGATTATGTTGATTTAGAAATACTAAATTCATCTACAACTCTATCTAACTCATTGAGTGCTGCTTCTGACGAATCTGATAACAGGTTGAATGCCTGGGCAGAAATGAGACTTCAAAATGAACGTACTCTAACTAATAATCAAATCAATTCTGAACGTGCAACAACTAATGCTCAAATAATTTCAGTTAGTGCTGCATCAGTCGAAGCAGATAGAACACATAAAATCTGGGCAGACACAATGTTTGCCTCAGTTAGTGCTGCCTCAAGAGAACAAGATAAAAGAGCAAGTAAGGCTGATGAAACACACATTGCATGGGCAGAATCAATGTTCATCTCAGTTAGTGCTGCCTCAATCGAACAAGATAAACGTGATAGAGCATGGGCCGATACAATGTTCATCTCAGTTAGTGCTGCCTCAATCGAACAAGATAAACGCATAAGGTCAGATTATGAAACTTTACATGTTGATACAAACGAACCTACTGGATTCGTGAATACTATTGATTCAACTGTTACATTCTCAGATGCCACAAGTGCAATTACAATAGATGGGACATATGATTATTACATACATGGTATAAAATATTCAATAAATTCACCAAAAAGTTTAGCTGTTTTAGCTCAAGGTATGAATCATTTTTATCTCGATTCAAGTGAAAATCTCAATGTAATATCATCATTTTCAGTCTCAACACTTTTAGAAAATAATGCCTATTTTGCTGCAATTTATTGGGATAATGCAAACAATGAACATATATATTATGGTGATGAACGCCACGGTATTACAATGGATTCAGCTACACATGGATATCTACATAAAACAGAAGGAACACGATATGAGAGCGGTCTTGGTTTAGGTGATATTTCTTCAAATGGTGATGGAGATTTGAATACAAGTGCAGTCTTTTCAGTCGCTTCCGGTGTTACACGGGATGAGGATTTAAGACAAATAATTTCATCAGTTGCAGTATCCGGTAATGTTCCTATATTCTATAAAGATGGTTCAGATGGTGATTGGAAAAAAGATACATCCTGGGGGTTTCCTGTAAAACCATATTCAGGTGGTAATGGTTTACTTGCATGGAATGAATATACAGGTGGCACTTGGACACAAACAGAATCAACGAATGCCGATTTTGTCAATGCACATATTTTTGCAACAAATGATCCAAATCAACCAATTATATCTATTCAAGGTGAAGCCGAATATAATAATTTGAGCCAAGCAAGAACTGGCGCACTTACTGAAATTTTATCTCTATCAACAAGTGATATGCCTTTTGAAGAATTTACGCCTATCGCTTCTCTTATATATCAAACAAGAACAAATTATGATAATGCTCCTAAAGCAAGAATCCGAACTACAGATGAAGGTGGAGATTATGTAGATTTCAGAGGATTCAAAGGTATATCAACAACTGGAACCAATGTGGATGATCATGGAAACCTTTCTGGATTAGGTGATGATGACCACTTACAATATGCTATGCTCGATGGTTTACGTGATTTCACCGGAACGGTTGGTGGTATTCCAGCCGTTGCAGACACAGACTTTCCACAAAAAACATATGTTGATTCTGTAAGTGCTGCTTCTGTTGAACAAGATAAAAGGCTGCAAGCAAACCTCAATGATGAAGTAGCGGCCCTTGAAATTTCAATAGACACCCTTTCAGCTAACAAAATTATTGAAGGCAACTCAGGTGTAGTTGTAAATGATGAAGGCACAGGTACAATTACAATCTCCGCTGATGGTTCAACAGTTGCAACATTCACAAAAAACCAAGTTTCTGTTTCAGGAAGTTTACTGTTTACCGGCGGGGCTAATTCTTATATAAAAGGTGACACAAAAGACGCCAATGATCATAGTGCTTTTTACTTACAAGGTGCAGGAACATCCCATAACTATGTTGTTGCCATTGGAACAGGCGGGTCATCACAAGGCCGTGTAATTGCAATTAATGGTGGTACGTGGGGAAACCAGAATATTCAAATGTATCATGATTCAAGTAATGGTGTTATACAAACCGACAACGGATCAATAGTTTTAGTCCCAAATTCAAATAGATTATATTCATATGGAAATTGGTTGGCCGGACCGAACACGGCCGGTTCAGAAGCGTATATCACCATCGGCCCGAATGCTACAGGAAATAGATTTGCCTATATAGATTTGCTCGGAGATGACCACTATTATGATTATGGATTGAGAGTTATGAGAGGCAATGGTGGTAAAAATACATATTCAAGTATAATTCATAGAGGTGAAGGTGATTTCAATATCATTACCCAGGACAGAGCAAAAACCGCTTTTATGAATAACAATACTTATAGTATGATTATTCTATCAGGTGGCCAAGTAGGAATTGGACTAACTGATCCACAATATGATTTTCATTTTGATAAAAGCAATAGTAGCAAAGCATCTACAAATGGATTGTTTCGTACTGAATCAGATTTTATTGGCCCTGGTGGAGTTATAGATTCAAACATACACCAATATGGTAATTTCTTTCTCACTACATCAACGGTGAGCGGCTCACAAAAAGATGGATCACGGCACAATTTATATGGTGCTTATTTAGCAAGTACCGTCAACCCATATGGAATTAGTTATACAAATACTGGATTGTATATCACTGCTAAACAAGATTCTGATTACAACACAACGTATATGTATGGTATTCAAAATAATGCAAAGAATACAGGATCAGCAATAGTATCCGGTGCATATGGTTTTCATAATGTTGTTAGTAACACAGGCCCAGGCACAATAAATAATGCCCGTGGAATTACAGGTAATATTGTTCAATCCGGTAGTGGAGAAATACCTTTAGCATATGGTGTTCATAGTGGAATTACACAAACATCCGGTACAATTGGTCAAGGTATCCTTTTTTATGGTAATTACACTGGAACAGTTACTACTAAGTACGGTATGTATATTTCTAATGAAACAAAGAATTATTTCAGTGGTGACGTTGGAATAGGCACATATACACCATCAAGCAAATTGGATGTGTATGGTGATATAGAAATCAATGAAGGTGATTTGTTATTCGGTGCTTACAATGGTATATCCATGCTTGATGCTGAAACAGGTTCAACTTATTGTCTTTTCATTGGTGGTAATTCAGCTCCCTCTACAAATCGTGGCACAAGAAACACGATGGTTGGTTGGAATAATTTTCAGAATAATGTTACTGGTACATATAATACTGGTTTGGGTTATGGTACTTTGGTTCAGTGTACTTCTGGTTCACATAATACTGCTCTTGGTGTTAGTGGTTTAGGCAACCTAACAACAGGTAATAATAATTATGCAATCGGTTCTTGGGGATTATATCAACTTACAACCGGTAGTGCTAATATAGCTCATGGTGTAAATGCATTAAGAAACGCAATAGGAGATTCAATAGGTAATATAGGAATTGGAACCAGTATTGGATATAATTCAGAAGATCACTGGACATCTTCATACAATACTATTGTTGGAAATTATGCTGCTAACCGTATTCAAAGTGACGCTGACGAAAATACTATTGTTGGATATCAAGCAGGTTATTATCTAACCCGTGGTTCTAATAATGTTTTGATCGGTTCAGGTGCCGGAAAAGTTAATGTAGGAAATGGTAGTGATAACATAATAATCGGAACTGGAAGTGAACCACCTACACCTTCTGGTAGCAATGAACTTAACATTGGTGATTTGATTTATGGTGATTTGAGTTCTGGACAAATAGGTATAGGAACAGATTATCCAATTTCTGCTTTGCATGTTACATATGCAAATATTACATATTGGGACCCCACAAATGGAAATTGGGGTGGAACAACTGAACCTCCTCAAGCATTGACAATCACTAATGCTACAAATGCTGGTTATGATCCAATACTTATTTTCAGACAAACAACAAGTACCGGTGTTCAAAAAACCGCTGGTGCAATTGGTTTAGTGGGTCAATCAAGTTGGACAGA